TCATTTAGCATCAACATCCTTTTTCATAATTTTTGTGTGGTCAAATAATCCACTTGCTGATAATCCAATGATGATTCCTTGAAATACATTTGTTTTGATATCTCCGCCCAAAAATAAAACGCCTAGCACAATGCCAAGCGTTAAATTTAATAACGGAACATATTTTGTTTGTAATCCAATTGTTTTTCCAATTTGTGAAAGACCAACTACAATTCCAATCATTACAGTAATTTCAAACATTACATACCACCTCCCTTCATTAAGTAAGTAAGAATGCCACCAACAATTCCGCCAACTATAAGCCGCAAAATCCAGGTAGTATTGGCGCTGATTTTATCTAGCTGTTTGTTGATATTGATAATGTCTTTCTCGTTACCTGTTGTCCGCATTTCTAAACTTTTAATCTCTAAGCGAATGTCCTTAATATCTTGCTTTATTTCTTGAACATCGCTTCTTACTTCTTGTAACCCTTCCACTTTGATCACCTCATTTCAAAATAAAAAAGAGAGACAGTTATTTGTCCCTCTTTTGTTATAAAAGCCGTATTTTGTACAAAATAAAAAAAGACCAGCTATTGCTGCTCCTGCTCTGTTTGTGTGTTATTTTCATTAGTTGGTGGTTGCTGTGATGGATACTTCCCTGTAAGTGATGTATAACACTCTAAACAAATATTCTTTTTCGCAAACCCCATATCCAGTGCGTACAGACGAGCTCCACGTTTACATATTTCGCATCTTGTTGCAATACGGAAATATATCGTTCCATCCGTTTCCCCCCACACCTCTACTTTATTAGTACCATATAAACCGGCATTGTTTAGCATATCAAAAGGAATTCGCACAAATACTCCGTTTTCGTTTCTTTCTGAATCTACTAGCCTACCAGCAAACGGAGCGCCTTCCCCTGCTTGTAAGGGATAACCTTGTAAATCCTTGTAATCATCCATATATTTTCCTCCTAAACGTTAGGTAGCTTGTACCATTGTCCTGCCATTCCCATAAAATAAAACCCATAACCTTGACCACCATCAAAGAAACGAGCGGAACCAGCTTGGCCCATTCTATTACGCCCTAAATTTATTCCCTGCGTTAAAATAGGTTGATTTATGAATACATCCTTTTCTGTACTTATATCAAAGGTCTGCCCGTTATCAGATGGACCTATGTTGTTATTTACGCCGCCTATTGCGATCTTATTAAACGGTTGAAGACCATCGGCCCTTTCTGCTGCTGCTCGATCCCAGTTATACATAGATGCATATTTACCACTGTATAGCGTTACACCCGATACACAAACCGCTGTACCTTGTCTCATGTCAGCATTTCCAGAACAAACCTTAATAATTAATGCGTGCTGTTGCGGAATATAGTTTGTCGGCACTTTGAAAGTGAAAGAGTATCTTCTGATTTCTCCATAATAGGTAGACGGTTCAGGAAAGTCCATTTTTTGTTCATGCCATGTATCGTAACTTACATTGTCTCGGAATGTAACGCAGCATACGTGTAAACGCGGCTTCCCTGTTTTACGTATCCCATTTATCATTGCTGCTCTAAAATGAGCAGATAATGTGTATTCATTTCCAGGATGTATCCCATTATTCACGATTGCTTCTGGATAGTTATACATATCTACCCTTGCAGCATTCACCATTTGCTCGTAGTCGAATATATGTGTATTCTTTTCTATTACGACATTTCCCCATGACTTCCAAGTAAGGCCATATCCACCTTCAAATCCATAATAATCTGCATTCCCAATGTTTTTCTTTGTAACACTAGAAAAGTCAGGATCTGCTATTAGGTTTCGTCTTGATACCGCAGTTGTTTTTGTTCCCCATTCGTCTTGGAATAGGAAGTCTAGCATTTTAACAGTTACACCATCTTTATCAATGGTTATCTTATCACCGTTAATTCTAATAAGATTCGTATCAATGCCTTTTGCAGTTAACCATTTCACCATTGTATCGGCATTAATATTCAGTTTCTCAGCATCGATTGTAATCTTACCAGGTGACATATTGATGGAAGTAATGATACCGTCTTTTAAAATTTGTGCTAAGATCCCTTCATCTAATACTTCTAACCTAGATTCTGTTTTCGTTACATAAGCTTTATAAGTCTCATTTATAAACGTTTCTTGTTTTCCAGAGATAATTGAAACGCCTTTTTCAGTAGCACTAATACTTCTTTCTAGTTCAGTAACTTTCTGATTGTATTTTTCGGTAGCTACTCTATTAGCTATATCTTCTAGCATTTGGTCAGCATCTGTTTGATCTTTCGGGTGTAACCAAAATTCTGTAGCTATAGTGCCACGTTGCAACATAGGTGCTGCACACCATAAACGCCCATTTCTTGTAACGTAATAACGCCATCTCACAAACGCTGCATTAGCTGGGGATTTATCTGTACATACAGCACGAACCCACGTATTATTTACAACCTTGATATTCGTTCTAGCTGTTTTAACACGAGTTTTTTTGTCAGCCGTCCACCATTCAATTTCAATAAATGCACCACCACTATCAATAGGTGTTTTCCCATCTGTATTGAAATAACCTGATGCAACAAAGTCTTCATTTACCTGACAATCAATGAATTGACTTGTAAGTCCCCACCAGCGATCTTGAGTCTGGCCAGTAACAGTGATTGAAAATGTATTCATACCTTTGTATTTTAAATTCGTGTCAACAGAGCCAGCAGCCCCATTACCACTATTCCAAAACCAATATTTCTGTCCTAACTTAAAGTCCGCATCACGCAACTCGTTAACAGTACCTAAACCACCTACATAATCCTCAACATCTTTCTTTTTCATTGCTAGTTTCAATTCTTCAGAGTGTTGCTGTATCGTTGTAGCAGCCTGAGTTAGTGTTTTTCCTTGCTCAGTTTGTGTTTCCTGTAATTTCTTAACATTTGCAGTTGTTCCTTCTGCATTCTTTTCTACAGTGTTAACACGTTCATTAAAAGAGGTTTGTGTTTTTTCTACCGTTTTAATACTTTCTTTAATACCATCCACACTTTTTTCAATCTCAGTTGTTTTCTTAGTGAATTCATCGGATGTAACTTGATCTTGGTAAGCTCGTTTGTATCCTGTCGCGATATTACCTCTTTCTATCTGTACGTTTTTGAAGTTAAGCCATGTGCCATTTGACGTTACTACGCGTCCGAAATAAATACGAAACATAATAGAAGTTGTGTCATTAGGGATTTTGAATGTGAAACTTCTTCTCTTCCAAGTCTTCAATTCTTTGTAAATTTCACCAACAACTGCTCGCCAATTGTTACCCTCGGCATTCGTTGCGTAGAACATTTCAAAGTGATAATCGACTGACTCACAATTGATATCAGCAGAGATAGTTACTTCTTTACCAGGTTCTAAACCGTGTAATGATTTCTCGTAACCGCCAATTTGGTAAAATGCATCTGTGTGTCTGTTACATTTAATAGCAAGATGTTTTTCGTAGTATCGAATATCATCAACACCACCAACTTGACTTTCGCCTGGTTGGTCAAACATTCGAGGTTTTTCGTTATCACAAGATGAATTAATAACAAGGTTGCTAACTCCAACATCCAAATTATCCACACGACTTTTCACTTGATTCATCGTTTCTTTTGTTCGTCCAGCTTCTTGAATGATTTCAGTTGTGATTTTTATAAATTCCCCAGAATCGGCTTGATCCTCCGGCGCAGGTCTCCACGGATAAAGCTTCTTACTTATAGATAGCATCGGCGAAGTTTGTTGATAAACGTAACCTTTTTCGCCTCCAGACACTTCCCACGCCTCTATTCTAAATAAACTATCCTTACCAACATGATTATCTTTTAATTGTATTGTGTTTCCAACTTGTTTCCATTGGTTTGTTGCGCTAGTTACTTCCCAAGCACCGAAACCGTCATACATGCTTTGTTTCATAACAACACCGTCGGGAGCGCCTTTTATTCTGGTAAACACTGAATATGTTACAAAATCACCAACTTTAATTTTCCCTTGTTCATAAAGCTTTTGTAATCTTATCGCTATTCCATGCCATGAGCCAGGTATGTCGACAACGATATTTCCATTGAATGTATCTCCATTTTTAAATAATCCACCACGCACCTCTAACTCGTCTTTGAATGTTAACATTTTTGTTCCTCTTACAAGATTGACAACATCCGTATCAAGTGCGTTCACCGTTTTTTCAACACGTTCAATGGTTTGCTTAGTTCCATTTGCATCTTGTTCCACTTGATTTAACTTTTGGATTGTTTGCGATGACGTTTTGTTGATTTGCTCAATTGAACTGGATATACCGTTAATATTTTGTTCTGTCTTTACTACGCGATCGGTAATCCCACTTTGATCTTTTTTGATATCAGATACAGTATTTTTTAATCCTTCGACACCTTTTGAAGTTTCAACAATCGTTCGGCTCATGCTTTCTTGAGTACCTTGTAAACTTTTGATTGTCTCTTTTGTTCCCTTGTCACTTTCTTCAAGCGTCTTAGTTACCTGACTGACTCTTTCTTGTTCTCCTTTAACGGCATCAAAGTCTTTTTGTAGATTATCCGCTTTCGTTTCAGCTTCTTTAACCCTAGCATCCAACTTTTCGGCACTAGCATTAATATCTTTCGTCACCTGCTCCAACGTATCTTTCTTAATTGCTTCCACATCAGGAATAAGGAGCTCCCAATCTTTACCGTTCCACACTTTTAAAATACCAGGTTTACCATTGCTAATATCTCGCCATAATGTTTTACCTACTATAAGATTATCGGTCGGTGGATTTTTAGCTTCAATAATATTTACTGTATTATTTTTTAGGTTTTCCTGGACCTTTTCAGCCAGTTTTTTAGCGGATTCAGATTCTTTTTGAGCTTGTTCGGCTGTCCCTTTTGCTTCTTCTGCTAACTTTTCTAGTTGTTCTAATAGTTCTTTATTGGCTTTATTACCTAAAGAAGCAAGTACTCTATTGTATAATTTCCGCATTTCTTCATTCGGATCGGTAATTTCGCGATAATCACCAAATACATATTTATCTTGTGAAGGGTCTGTAAATGATTCATCACCAGCGATTGCCCGTGCTTCTAAATAAAGTTTCGGTGTAAATCCTGTATCTTTTATGCGTATTGTATCCCCCTCATTAATCAGCTCATGAGCTAGTCCAAATACCCGACCGATACTTTGTGCATTTACTTCATAAGAAACAGATGTATTAACGCGTTTCTTTATCTCTGTTTTCATAAGAGTCATTAAACGTTGTGGTGTTATATCTTGCTCTGTCTCCGGTGTATAGAATCCGAATTTATGTTGTCCTCGTTCATTCCATCGCTGAAATGCATCATTGTCTACAAGATAAGGAACCCCATTATTAATACTAGAGATGGTTATAAAGTCTCCACCTTCTTTTTTTACGAACCCTAATAGGGCTGTACAGATGTTCTGGGAATTCTCAATTCGTTTGATACCCATTAAATCTTTACCAAGAGTTACTTCTTTACCAGTATCACGCCCTCGCTTTTTGACCATATCCACATAACGACCGACAATTTGAGAGCCTACAACTTCTGCATGGTATTGAATTTCTAATTCAAACAAAGAAGCAATGTCTTTTAAAAACTTCAGTGGATCTATGAATTCATCAATTGTCATCGTGTGGAAGCCAGCGTATTCTGTTTTTCCTCTTTTCCACTTCGTACCCACAAGAGCTATATCAATAAACTCATTGACTGTTTTACCTACAATCTTCTGTGGATTGATAATGCCAGCTTTCGCGAGTTGAATCCATTCACCAGATGCATAAGCAATGACCGATCTATCATCTGAATCTTTTTCAGCTTCAGTAATTACATATGGAACAATGCGACCATCACGAACTTCTTTTAAAACTAAATTTTGCTGCACGAGTGTCGCTGCATGATCTGTATTATCAAATACTTTAAACTCTAAAGTATCAATGTTATTTTTTATCTCCCAATGTCGCTTATCGTCCCAATAATCTTTTGGTTGTATATTGGAAACGATTTGACTCGTTTTAAAATCAACAACATGTAAAATTCCACTGGGTGTTCTCATCTAAATCGCTCCCTATACGTTACTTTGGCTGTTCCAACAGTAGAAGGCATGATTTCTAGTTTATTAGAACTCTTATGAATAACAGGATAGTCACTAAATATATCTTTTAGATTAATAGCACTTTTACCATTTATCGTTACAAGACTTCGCTCAGTATCAATAACTACTTTGTCACCCACATCAAAGATATAAGGCGGATTATTTTGTGTATTCATGTTAACCTTCCAAATTTTCAAATCGTCAATAGACATTTCCGAACAAAACATGTTGTTAGAGAATTGAGAAATACTGATTTGTACTTGAGTAATTTTATTCATATTGACGTTATTTTCATCAAACCATACAACAAACCTTTCAGCATCATCAATCTCCGTACCTAAAATAAATTTAGAAATATACGCTTCCCATCTGTTCCCAGTTCTAGCAAGCCATAAACGACCTCTAAAATTTGTCCAAGTGTCTGGGTGATCTCCATGTTCATTAATGAATACCTGTCCACCTGGTTTTTTACTATTACCAACAGAAGCGAATCCACTGTTTTGCTCGGCTTCCCATTGAACATCGCTCATCGATATACGAGCTACATAATCGCTATTTTCATCAAGAAGGCCTATTTCCACACGTCCCATTTGATCCCAATGATGACTATTAATACGTACATAGGCTTGCATGATGAAATCCTGTAATGGTCCTTCTGGAATATTCTTTTTAGCTATGCAACCATGCCAACCTTTTACCGTAGGTTCACCTAGATACTCGGCCATTAAACGGTATCCATCCGATTTAAACTTTCCTCCACCAGTCATATCTTCTGTTTTAGGAACATCTGTCCATCCTATGGTTGTCCCCATCTCGTCCCATAACACACGTTGGTTTCTTTCAACTGGAACCTGGTCTGCTTTCAATGGATATCCAATGCGAAAATAATTCGTTCCATTCCATACATCAAGAAATGTAGAAGGCTTTGTCACTTCAACCTCTATAATTGGATTGGATTCTACACTTCCTTTGTTTTGAACATTTGCTATTAACCCACGCCCATCCATTTCAAATTCTACTGTTTTAGTAGGTCCTAACTTATATGGCATGGGACAAACGAAATTCAAAGTACCTTTACCTAAAGTAACAAAATCCTCAGAATCAAAATCTTCATCAATAACCGCCAGGTATGTCCTATCAGGTGCTACATCAAAGACTAATTCAACAGGTTTTTCTGTAATTAACCACTCTGCTATTTCTTCTTTTAATGTTTCTAAGTCAGATTCATCAGGAACAATAATTCCCACCTGAACAGGTAAAACTCGCATTTCAGTTTCTGTCGTTAATAATCTTGCACCTGGATAACCTGGAACACTTAGAAATTTCCGTTTTAACGGCGCCCACGCTGGTTTTTTCCATCCCTTTTCTATTTGAATAAAATCCTTACGTATATTGTTAAATGTAAAAGAACTCATACTGTCACCCCGTTTCTTTATAAAATAAAAGAAACCCAAACTTAAAAGTCTGAGTTTCTTTTTGCTTCTCTTTCTTGATACTCGGTTGTATAGCGATAAGTACCGCGTGCCACGTCTCTTCCTTCTAAATTAACAGGTACTTCAATAACTAAATCTCCACCAAGCATTGGAATGACTCCACCGCCAGATGATCCTGAAGAATAATTAATTACTTGATTTGATACACTATTTGTCATGACTTGTCTACTGTTTGACATACTTCCATACACACCACTCATGACAGACTTTAATCCGGATAGCTGATTCATAGAACTAGCCATCATACGACTCATATCACCCATTAATTGATTTATTTCTCCTGATATAGCAAATTGTTGTCGTGGCATGGCTGCTACGATTCCTGCGCCAATATCTCCAAGTGTCTTTTTATTCAAAGGTAAAACCGCTTCTTTGCCGGCTTCTCCTGCACCTTGTAGATTGCCACCATTCATTCCAAATATAGTCGGTTTAGTGAAGATACCACCTTTTGCGCGCCAATCTATATTAAGTCCAGAAGGGAATGTAATATCTTTTCCTAAAATATTTTTTGTACTAGTTTGTAAGCTGAAATGTGGAAGAGGTGGCATTTCAGGCTTAGGGATTTTCAATTTCAGATTTTCAAAGAACCCCTTTATCTTACTGACAAACTCTTCTACTTTTCCAACCGCATCTCGTATTGGATCAATAATAAATCGTTTTGCTGCTTCAAATTTTTCTTGTGCTGCACTCTTTACAGAATCGAATTTTTCTCTAGCTGAATTATATAAATCAGTAAATTTTTGCTTTGCCTGATTATAAGCGTCTGTTACTGGCTGAATAACATATTGCTTCACTAAATTCCAGGCTGAGAGTGTATACGATTTTATAGATTCCCAATTTCCTAATATCCAGTTAGCTAAATCTGAAAGCTTTTGTTTCGTTGTATTCCACAAGTCTTGAACTGGTTGAATTACATACTGTTTAACCAAATTCCAAGCCATAAGAGTATACGATTTAGCAAGTTCCCACTGTGCGCTTAACCAAGAAATCAAATCACTGAATTTTTCTTTTGTTGTACTCCAAGCTTCCTGGACTGGCTGAATGATATATTGCTTAAGTAATCCCCATGCAACTTGAGCCACGGCTTTTGCAATTTCCCATTGTATACCAAGCCATATAACCAATTCGCCAATTTGTTTACTCACCCAATTGTAAGCTTCTTGGATTGGTTGAATAATATACTGGCTTATAGCTGCCCATGCAATTTGCACTCCTGCTTGGATTAGTAACCAACCAGCCTCAAGGACCGTAGAAATCAATGAAATGATAGGGTCTAAGACCGTAAGTACAGTATTCCACGTTTCCTGCCAAGCTTGTACGAGTGTTCCCCACAATTCTGAAGCTGTTGTAACTAAAGAAGTCCACCAAGATGAAGCTGTTTCAACAATTCCAGACCATAAGCTACTAAAGAATTCGCCTATCGGGTCAAAGAAACTATGCATCATCTCTGTGAATGAAGACCAGGCACCGGAAAAGAATTCGACTATAGAATTCCATGCATTACTCCATACCTCACCTATACCTGTCCATAAATCACTAAAAAATTGACCAATGGGATCAAAAAACTCGTGCATCGTTTCTAAAAACGAAGACCAGGCTTCACTACAGGATTGAACGATACCGTCCCAAAGACCTACAAAATATTCTTTAATAGAATCCCATGTTTCTATTGTCCATTTTTTAATATCATCCCAGTTTTTATAAATAGCAACACCTAAAGCGACAACAGCGGCTATAATCACAGCAATTAATGCTACCCATCCCATCATTGTAGCCCCTATACCAGATATGACGACAACTATTGGTGCTAAAGCCATAAATGCTCCTGAAATTACACCGATTGCTACTGCAATAGCTGCCAGTGTAGCTGCTAATTTAGGATTGTTAGAAATCCAATCTGCGATTTTAGCAACAACATCAGCTATCACACTAAGAACTGGCTTGAGAGCTACTTGTAAATCTTGCATCGCTTTTTGAAACTTAACTGCTGGGTTTGCATCCATTTTTTTGATAGATTCATTTAAGTTCTGTTGGTTCTTATCAAAATCTACAACCTTTTCTGAGGCACCAATTAATGTATTGGTGATATTCTGCCCTTGATCTTCATACATTGTACCGAAAAGTTTAACACCAATCTCATTTCGTTTGGTTTCATCTTCAATACCTACTAAGGCTTTCGCGATCTCTGTCATAGCGGCTGAACCTTCTCTACCGCCCTTAGATACAGCTTGACCCCATTTTTGTAATTGATCAGCAGAGATTTTCGTACCTTCCAAGGCTTCTTTCATGGACTTATCGACGCCTTGCCCAAACTCAGCAGCTTTGATACGCCCTTCTTTTAGACCCGTAATGTTCAGCAGGATTCGCAACGCCCTGCCAGTTCTCTTATGAACTTCTGTATATCACTATACAGACCAGACTATATCATCATCTAGGCAATAAAAAAGAGAGCCTAGATGCTCCCTATTTCCACTATCATTAACTTATAGTGTACGTCTCTCGACTAGTCGTTACACCTTCATTTAACAAATCGAATTTATACCCTTCTAAATGACGATATTTATTTTTTTCTCTGTTAAAATCTTTTTCAACGGATATTTTTTTCCCCATTAATTTATTCAATAAGTAATAACTCATCCTAAAATGTTCAGTAACCTCTTCTTTAGAAGCAAATATAGTGACACTCCCACTACTATCAGTAGCTCTTATTTTTATTGAACTAGGATTATTTTCTCCGGATATAGCTGCTCCATTACCGAAATTAGGATTATTTTCTCCTGAATAATCTCTATTCAAACAATGAATTTTAAGTTTCAACTTATGCTCTTCTGACTTTTTCTTACCTTCAAGCGCTTTACTGATTTTTTGCCTCCTCACTTCTGTGGCTTTTCTTCCATATAACGGACTTAAATTACCCTTTCTTCCGTACATTGGATTAGAATCACCAGAGGCTGCACCATATCCACCGTCATCTAAATTCACAAGTTTGTAATTAAATAAGTGCTTATATTCGTAGATATACCACACTTCAGCTTCGTACGCTTCTTTCTCAGTAAGATTATCAGCTATAACCCTAGAAATAGCACCATGTACCTTGATTGTATTTTTAAACCATTCGCTTCTCCCTCTGTGTATATCGTTCACTCGATTTCCACAGCCTTTTCCTACGTAAAATGGCTCTCCTGTATCTAGTCTTATAAATTCGTAAACATAGAACCGTTTGTCCATCTACTCACCCCATATTTACAATCCTTAATGATACCTATATTGTATCATTTACTTTAGAGGAAGAAATGTTTGAACAATTAGGAATGGTATTTTTAATAAAAAAATAAATTCGTCTTCGATTTGTTAAAAGCTTGGCTCGGTATTGTCTCATTGAATAATCACTGAGAGTTTCACCGAATTAAAGGAGTTTGCTATGAATGTCACCATTCATAGGGACAATTTTTTATCCAATAAGTTATCAATATTCCAAGTACCAGTTTCAACCCCAGCTTCCATAATTGCTTGTACTTCCTCAGCATTATAGCCAGCACGAGTAAGTTGCCCACCGTATTCAGCAATAATATCTAATTGTTCTGGTGGAAAACCTATTTTCAAAAGGGAATTTGTCAAACCTAATGCGCCTTCATTAGTTAAACCTAACTCGTTCGCAATCTCATTTGTTTCTTGAATTAATTCAGTAAAATCTATACCTTCGTAAGCTTGTGAAATAGCTGCTGCTCCTTTAACAACTGCTGCATTCGCTTCATCACTTACACCTTTATTCAAAGCCCATTGCCTACGTACACCCTCTAAAGATGCTTCCGCATCAACACCATATGCTGTAACGCCCTTTATTGCTTCTTCAACTGATTTTTTTGAGGATTCGGGAACCTCGAAACTTATATCAATTTTCGTTTTTAATTTAGACATACCAAGTGATTTTTCAATTGCACCTGCAATTCCACCACCCGCAGCTATACCACCTATGACATTTTCTAATCCAACCTTCAAACCTTCAAACTTTTTCTCTGTTCTTCCGGCTTCTTGTTGTAATTCTCTTAACTCATTTTGTACTTGCCGTATGGAGTTTCCAGCATCCACAGATCGAAGGGCTTTTTGTAATTTTTCGATATCAGCTTCTGTACCTAATGCTTCACGCCCAATAATCCCAATAGCTTGTTCTAACTGTCGACTTATAGCTGTTCCATTCCGAATTGCATTCACAAGACGATTCCCTAATGCTCCTGCAAAATCATCAACGCTTTTTCCTGTAGCTCTAAACAATGTTTCTAATTGTCTTGTGGAACTTGCTACATTCTCCTGCTCAGCTTGCATGTTTCCTAGTTTATTTTTAAGACCATTAAGTGACCCTTCTGTAAATTCAATCTCACGTCTAAATGCACGATATTGTTCTTCAGAAATTTTACCGTTTTGGAATTGAGCTTGTACTTGTTGTTCTGCCGCTTTCAATTTATCTAGTTTTTGCGTTGTATTTTCTATTTGTTGTGTAAGTAATTTTTGTTTTTGAGAAAGTGCCTCAATATTCCCAGGGTCAAATTTTAAAAGGCGCTCAATATCATTTAACTCTTTAGCTAAAGCATCACTTTGTTTATTTACATCTTTTAAAGCATTCTGTAACGGCTGAGTATTACCACCAATTTCAATCGTAATCCCTTTAATTCTTCCTGCCATTTCCTCACCCCTTTCTTAGAATGAATCGAAGTCTTTTTGACCTGCTTTTCTAACTTTTTCTTTATCTAGATTCTCTAACTCAGTGAATTCAGCAATGTAATCAAAGCAATCACCAACGGTCATTTCTTCTAAATCACCTTGTGTTAATTTTGCTTTATAACAAAGAGCAAGAAACAATTCAGTAGTAAATTCCTCATCACTGAATGTCCCTTGCTCTCCATTATTTTTCTTTATTTTTTTTTTGCTCCCATAGTGACCTGAACTAATTCCATGACTTCTGGCATAATTTCTTCAATTGGGAATTCCTCAAATTCATCTAGCCACGTCATAGGATCAGGAATACTTGAATCAGCTGTTTTAGCGTATAACCAAGTTAAGTCATAAATAAGCTCAAAATCCACATTGCTTAAATCAACATTAGACATATCAAGAGGTTGTTGTGAGCCATCTGGTGAAGTTAACGTACTAATTGCCCCTAAACCCATCAAATCTGCAAATAAATTACGTCTGAATTGTGCTTTATATCGTTTAACTGTTGCTGCTGTAGCTTTTAATCTGACTTGTTTTCCATCTATTGTAATTGTCTTTTCCATTCACTTACGCCCCTTTTGGTAATGTAGGTACTTTTGTATACACTTTTTTGTACCAATTATCATAGATTTCTTGTTTTGATTTAGTGGTAGTTTTCGTTTTAACCATACGTTTCCCATTAATATCAATAGGGCTTGATACAAATTTAAGCTCATTTGTGTTTGGCTCCGCTGAATTAGTTTTCGTTTTAGATGCAATCGTTGGACGACTTGCTGAACAGTTAAACATAACATGTCGAGTCGCTCGTACATCGCCATCAAATTCAAACAATAAAGCAAATGGTTTTCCTTTTGCGTCAGCTAATTCATTTAATACACCGTCTTCTGCGTCTAATTCCTCTCCTAATGCATCAACTGCAAATTGCTCTGGAATAGTCGCAATAGATAGCGTCCCATCATAACCTTGGTTATTACTTGCTGCGTAGTAAAGCATGTCATCTGCATAGAACTCAATTAAATCCCCTCGTGGATCAAATGTTAATTCAACCGCACCTGGTAATCGTATCGGTGTACTAAATGTAACTACACCATCTTTAATGTCATAGAGTGCATAGTGGACATTTTTCAGACCGAAAGCTACTTTATTTTCATTCATTTATATCAACCTCGTTCCGTATATTTTTTGATACACTTTTTCAGATTCAATAAAAGTCCCGTACGAGTCATAAGGAATCTCGTGATCGTCTAGGACTTTTTCAAGTTTGGCTTCTGCAACTAAGTCTTTTTTAGTTGTATAAAGCTCAATATTTGCATCGTCTATCTTGTGATACACCTTGTTATCAGCCATTAAATTTGCTGATCCATCCACAAGGAAACATATATAAGGTGGCGCTGGAACTGGCTTGGTCGGCGTTGCTGTGAAATGCGAATAAGCCACAGGATAACCTGTAGCTTCAAGAATTTTTGTTAATTCACCTAATGTCATTGTTGAATCACCCTTTCAATACGTCTTGGCAACTCATCAATTACATACTGTTCAACTGGAAGGATATGAACTTGTGCTGGTACACGGCCCCCACCCACTTTCGCATGTCCCTTTTCTAAAAGATGTGTTAATTGACCTTTTGTATTGTGAACGACAAAACCATTACCTTCTTTTTTCTTACGCCACCCTTTACGGTAAGCACCTGTTTTTTTAGGGCTGCCTTGCCTTAATTTTTCTACAGCGACATCAGCTACTTCTTCTTCTGCTATCATTAACTCTTCTTCCACAACATTTGCATATCTTTGTAATTCTCTAGCAATCTCACTCGCAAAATCATTCATATTAAGTATGCTCCTTTGCGATAATAGTCAATGTTTGATACATTTCATCATCATTCATTGGCGGTTCGATAATATCAAAGGTTCGCCCTTTCATATTGATTCGCATTAATTCTGTAATACCTGTTGTATAAGGAATAACAAACCGATAAATTCGTGTAGACTGTGAAGCCGAAGCTTCAATATACTCCGAACCTTTTACCGTTTTAATCATCGCCCACGCTTTTTTTACTTCTTGCCAATTACCTGTTTCAACTTCTTGATTTAATTCATCTTTTATTACTTCAGGTTGTTCAATGATAATTCGATTTCTACGATCACCTGTATTCAATGGCTTTTTGTACTGAAAAGGACGCATATTAATCACCGTCCAATTTAATTTCTTCTAATGCTTTATCGATGCCTAAACTATTAATCTGACTTAAAAAATTCTTGTCAAAATACTCTAATGCATCGTTATAAACATAACGAGAGCGTTCAAAGACTAATTCTTTGAACTCCTCGTCTTTATTTAAATCATAATCTCCACAAACCCTAACTAACGCCTTGTTAGATGTAGAAAGGATGCGCTTTAGGTTATCATCTTCCTCATCCCCTAAGTGCATCCTATCTTTAAATTCCTGCAATATTACATCTGAAATTACTGTATCCATTTACATCATCCTTGTGTCGGTGGTGTTGGTGGTGTGAATGAAATTTTTAAATCATAAACAAGAGCTGCTTTATTATCCTTTGGTTTACCGTTAGCAAACTGTTTAATTGTATAAAGCATAGCATCTTCAATTGCTAATGTTTGGTCAAACTTTTTAAGTTTGTATCCACCTGCAATCGCTGCAAGATATTGACCTTTTACAAAGAATAATGCTTTACCAACTGGCACTTCTTCAGATTCTACAGTTTGAATGTTATAAGGTAATGCCATTACCCATTGACCTGTTGAGGTTTGAATTGTATTGCGAGCTTGTACACCAATTGAATCTACAGGATTTACAACCATTACGATGTTATTTAGGACTTTTCTTGATTTTCCTTTCGCATCAGTTGATAAAGCTTTTACTACTTCATATAATTCTCCAGCAACAACTTCACCAAATTGAGAAGGAGCAAATGTTAATGTACCGGATGATTTCTTATCAGTAACCGCGCCTGTAGTTGCATTTACATCTTTCATTAAACCTACAGGTTGATGTGCTACTGATCCGCCACCATTTACAAAGCCAAACTCTAAACCTACTGAATAAGATTCTACTAATAGAGTTCGAACATAACGTTCAACCCATTCTGGGCCAAGATCTAACATGTCATTTGGAATAGCTGCGAATGCAGTTAATTTAAGTTGACCAATTTTTTCTTCTCGGAACGCTGCATTTACTTGCCCTCGAATTTCACCAAATAATTCGCCCCATGCATATGCTTTTGTTGCATCAGAATAAATGAACTTAGTTACAGCTCCTAAATCTTGTAGTCCTAAAGCATCCAGTAATGGATGTTCTTTAACTAAGTCTTCAAATACACGTTCTTGTGTAGTTACTGGCAGGATAGAACCATCTTTAAATCCACCTTCTTGTACAACTGCATTAAAGAATTTTGTTTCTGCTGCAGTTAATACATTTTGACCGCGTTGTTGAAGAATAGAACGATCTAACATTTCATCGTTTAACTGATTACGAACTGTGCTGATTACATCCGTTTGCATTGCATCAAAGAAACTTTCAAACGCTGCCGTTTGTTCTTGCTCTGTACTTTCTGCATTAGTTAAAGCATCCGTTAACTTTGCTTTCGCTTTATTAAATGCTTCAGATTTATTAAATTTAATGACCATTGTGTGTTTCCTCCGTTTTTTTATAATTTTAAAAGGAGCCCTTTAATCCCACTGTTTTTTACAGGTTTAGGATTCGGCTCCTTTGGTTGTTCTTCTTTATTATTTTGTAAATCGTTTAGGATTTCGTTTTTTAGGCCTGATAAAGCAATGTTTAAATCCTCTTTTGTAATCCCTTGGCCTTTATTCATTGCTCCATTTCTAAAACCATCGATTACTTTCTGTGGAAGCATGGCAGCATTAGCAGTTGAAGCTGTCATTTTAACTGGATTCTCCATAAACATGATTTCATCCACAAAGTTATTTTCTAATGCTTGTTGTGGACCCATCCAAGTTTCTTCAGCCATCATATTAAGTAGTTCTTCTTCTGATTTACCGCTTTTAATGACATAGGCGTTTACAATTGCTCGATCTGTTGTTTTTAGCATTTCAGCAGCCTTTGACATATCGCGATGATCTCCACCATTCCACATTGAAGCGTTATGAATCATGATTTGTGCAGTTGGAGAAATTTGGACTTTATCACCAGCCATTGCAATAACAGAAGCCGCACTTGCAGCCAAACCAACAATTTGAACTTCCACATGACCTGGATAATTTTTCAACGCTGTGTAAATCTCTGAACCTTCGTGTACATAACCACCAGGACTATTAATTGATACAACTAAGTCATCGCCATTTGCATCATCAAGCGCTTTTGAAATCTTACCTGGGCTTGCAGCATCCATTTCAAACCAATCATAAATCCAAGCTTCATCATTCGAAATAATTGGTCCTTTAACATCAATTTTCACCGTCATTTGTATTCTCACCTCCTTCAGATTCAGTTAATTTCGTATAGTTTTTCGTAATATGATGTGTATTTAAGTTAGGATCATCAGAAACTTCATATCCTACCTCTAATCGAATCTCATTCCCTGTAAATGCACTTGAAGAAATGAGTTTATCAATACTTGTCGCAAGATCAAATATACTTTGATAAGAAACAGCTTTAACTTCAATTTTTTGACCTGAAAGATACTCTTCTTCTTCAAAAAATTTAACGTTTGCTTCATCAGAAATCTTTTTTAATAATGGTTTCACTGTGAAAAGTATATAATTTTTTGTTTGCTTCTCAACATCAGCCATTTCACCATATAACAAAGCAGTCGGAATACCAAAAGCCATTGCTACTTGATTTAAAAATCCGCTAGTTACTTTGTTTATTTCTTCCACACTTTGACCAGAATTCACTCCACCCGATGTTTCTTCGTATTTAAATCCTGGTTGTTGCGGAATGATGGCAATGTCATTTTCTCCAACCGCTTTATACATATCATTAATGAAGTTTTGGAGTTTTGCCTGATGTTCTTTACTTTTTGCAGCGAGCATGTCCATATCAACTGTAGCTCGAATTTGATTTTTACGCTTTTGAGAACTTAATATCCTCCCGAATAAATCACCATAATCAGTAAACAAACCATCAATAAGAGGTGATAATTTGTCATTCCGATATCTTAAATGAATGACTTCATTTTGTTTAAAGCTTCTCTTAAACTGATAATCTTTTACTGTGACATTCGTAAAGGTATCTTCAAATACAGCATATTCGTTATGTTCAAAGTCATCAGCAATAAGTAGATCACCATCATCAGCTTGTATAATCAAAGCTTCATTATCATAAATAAGTTTGTAAATGAAGCTTTCCCAAAAGGTACTAGCTGTCATATTCTTATTCGGTCTAACATTTAATCGGTAATAAAGCTCATCCTTTTCGAACTCTTCACCATTTTTCACTCTAAATTCCGACTGACTAATTGTTCTACCTAAAAAAGAAATACATGTATCAATTGCTAGTCGCTTCATGTGGACTCTATTTGATTTTTCAATAAACATTTCCACATCAAACATAAATCCTAATTCACTATTTCTTTTAAATACAGCGTCCAACCATCCAATAATTATCACCCTCTTTATTAGAATTTAATACCGTCTAACATAAAGTCGAATTCATCCACAAGAATGTTATCCGCTTGCCATAATGCATGGATAAAGGCTTGGAATCCATCTGTTTTTCTCTTGAATTCATCTTTTTTCAAATATTCTTTGTTGCCGTCTTTTTTGATGTGGACGTAGACGTTGTTGGTGTACCAACGCATTAATGGATTATCTCCAAAAATAATAAGATTGTTTGCAAATAACGTTTCAACTCTTGGAGCTAAAAGAGAATGTATCGCCTTTGGATTACGAATATACAACAATGTAAATCCTTCAGCTTCAAGTGCCGTTTTAACAAGATCAAGACGGAATGTATCGGCCACAATCGTATTAACACCGTATATCTCACGCATTTTCACAAACCAATCTACAATGTGAGAGATATTAATTACAGGTTCATCCACAATAGTTAACAAACCCTTTTCAGCCCATTCATAAATAGGTGCTTTCAGTTTCACCTTATCCAAGAATCCTTTACGTACAAAAGAATGACCTTTCCAAATATAATCCTCGCCATGTTTAAATAATAAACCGACCGCAGCAAAGTCTTTGATGCTGGCGAAATCGAGACCGCCTACAGCCACTTTATGTTTTAAATCTGGAACTTCTCTGAGCGTTTCTCCGTCTTCTTCATAACCAGTACGCATGATTTCTTCCCATGAAGCTACAGACTTTGTTAAATCTACTTCCGGTATATTCATCCTTTTAGTCATGAAATTTTCTCTATTAGACGGATCGTTTTCTAGATTTTTATACTGACGCATAACTTTCTTAAACAATCCTCTAGCGTATTGACTCATTGGTTTACTAAACATCGGATTTGCTTTTTCCCACATATCAGGATTATCTACTTCTTCAGCGTTATCAAGCTTACAAATAAAAGGAAACAATCTATCTTCTTTTTCTTTCCCTTTCAGGATATTCATAGCTCGCTCTTTCATTTTGTCAAGATAACCCTCACGAACAAATCCATCTGTGGTAATAAAAAATTCCCTAGAGTTAGGCACTTTACCTAAACCGCTAGAGAACACTTCTACAACATCACTATTTTCATATCTATGTATCTCATCGTAAATAACACACCCGTCCCTTAACGAGTCTTTACTCCCTGCATTAGACGTATGAAATTCAAAAGTCGAACGAGTAGCTTTATTTGTTATCAATTGTTTTGTTGATACAAATAACTCGTCTAATATTTCATGTTTTTTATTCTTTTCATAAACATCTATAAAAGAAGTTTTAGCCTGTCTTTCTGTATTAGCAACTACTGATACGTTGTAATGCTCAATACCGTGCAATTCGCTAATAAAGAAGTGTGTCAATGCACTAATCAATCCGTTTTTACCAGCACCCCTTGCCATCATCCAGAAGTGTTGGTCAAAATAAACATCATCATATTCATCAAACAAAAACACAAATGCTATTAAAAATTTCTGAAAGGAATTTAATTTGAAATGCCACTTTTCTATGAAAGTTACACATTTATCAATTAAATCCACATCAAAATGTAAATCATTACGGGTTAATATATCATGCTTTAAATAATTTATAAGCATGATACGTTCTTTATTTAATACCACTGTTCCTATTTCATATAGTTCTATATATTCACTTACATACTTATGAACAATCATATTAAATCACTTGCCGAATATTTCTTAATTTCTTTTTTATTATTTCCTTCTGGCAACAAATCCGTTAGTTGTTTAATAACCCTTTGATATGATTGATCACGGGTATTATATAACCGGGCAACAGGTCGTTCTCTTTCATACGGCTCTGTTTTATCAGATTGTGAGAACATTTCATAGTCACCATTCTCAGATATATCCATCCACATCTCATTTAATAAAACTCGTAATCTTGCTGCCTGAATAATTAATCCTTCAACCACTTTTAATTTACTAGGTGGGATGTCTTTAAATAATCTTTTTAAACGATTTTTTTCTTTGTTTACTAGCACCTCACGCTCATCAATGTCCGCCATAATATCACCTCGATTCAATCATATTTTCATACTGGGTAGGGGTCCTATACGAAACAACTTAAAAATCTGGAAAAACGAACCCCTCCTCCGGTGCCCCTAAGACGAATTTTTCACGAAATATTTTAAGGGGGGGTTATTTTTGTTTTATTTTCACCATTTTTCATCATGTTCCCATTTATTTTGTTTCTTCTCATAACCTCTTCCATGTTCTTTGTTATGACAATTTACACAAACTGTTTCAAGGTTGTCTATGTCTAATGCAAGATCAGGATGATGTTCAAGTTCTTTTATATGATGGACAACGAGCTGTATTTTCTTACGCTTTGCACTCTCACTGTACTCATTGGTATCTGTTTGAACTCGACCATTACGCTTGCACTCTTGACACTCATAGTTGTCACGCTTCTTTACTTGCTCGCGTATACTCTTCCACTCGCCACTATCATAGAACTTACGCTTCTGTTGTTTTGTTTTATATTCTTTCATCATTCACCACTAAGAACTCATCCATAGTTTTATCTAACAAACTAACCATCGTTTCTTTTCTTTGCTTTGGTGTTGTATTATCTTCCATCTCGTTATAGATCGGAATAACACTTTCTAATTTCTTTTTATCGATACGTTCATTTACAAGCTCTGGTCCCAACATCGAAATAAATGTACTGATTATAATAGCTTGTTCTGGTTTAGTTAGTATCGTTTGTTTCATTTATTCTCACTCCCTTGCTATCATTCACTGATATCTTGATAGCATCTGTTGTCCGTTCAACAATAGATTCAGCTAATACTTTTCCATCTAATAAAATACTAATTTTAGAATCCATCCTTCATCCCTCCAAAATATAAAAATTTATTTAAATACTCTTATTGTTAATTAGTTTCCTACGATTTAATTTGTAGGATTAACTTCTTTTTTGTCGAATTTATAACCTATAAGGAGGTGATAATATGAAGTTAAATCAAGATTGTATTCGTTCTATTCTTTTGGAACTAGAAGAAAAGTTGAACCTAGGTCAACATATCCATCTTCATCAATTAAAAGAGTTTAAAACTTTTAACGAGTACGGTGAAAACGAGTCTGTATATGCAATTTTAAAACTTATAGAAGCCGGCTATTTAAATGGTGCTTATCAGTTTGATGGAGATGAAATTTATGCCCTAGGAATAGCATCAATTACTTTTTCAGGACATGAATTCCTAGATACCATTAGAGACTCAAAAGTTTGGGCTAAAACAAAAACACTTACTCAAAAGTTAACTAGTGTCCCTATAAATGTACTATCAGCAGTAGCTGTGAAAGTTACAAAAGATTATATAGGATTATCTTAACTATGTTCACCACTCAAGTATCCACATTCACCTAGGAATTTTTGAAACTCTTCTAAAAACACCTTGTACTTATTTGGCGAATAATCATTACTCATAAAAGTCAGTTCAATTTTGAGCTGGCTTTCCATTTCAGTATCCGTTGTTGGATTATCAATAGAATACCCCTTTACCCAAACAGCTGTATGGGTATCAATTTTCTCTGTAATAACCGGCGCATGATATGCCGTCATTTAAATCATCCTCCTCCAAAATAAAAAAGCACCCTAATGGATGCTTTTTTATAACAATCATTGTATTAAATTAACAGGAATTTTTTTATTTCTCCTAAGATAAAATTCTTCTAATTTTTTTTGATTTAATGCATTAACCTTACTATCATCCTTAAAATAAGGATCATCAGCATTAACTTTTACATCTATACGTTCTATTCCCTCACGTTGAGCATATTCTATTAGTCTATCAAAATAATAACTAGAAACCCCTTGGCCTCTCAAATTCTCATCATGAACATATAACAGCATTAAATTAATTGCATTACCCAAAAGCGGTATTCTCTTATAAAATTCCATAGTGAACAAAACTTTCTTTTCTTTTTTGTCATAAAGGCGAAATTTTACACTTCCATCTTTACAACGGTATCCTTTTTCGTATTCATTAACAATTCCAGAATCATCGAACTTAAATTCAATATCTTCTTCTTGTTTTTTAAGCACTTCTGGCAAATTCCAACCTCTAATTATGGCTTCCATTTTCTTATCAATTACATGACTCACAATACCAAATTCCTCTCTATCACTTTTTAACTTCTTACTCCATAAACTTTCTTCAAATATATATTGTAACTTCAATTACGGTAAATGAAGTTTTAGTTCTTCTTACAATCACTTAAAGCCACTACATTCACCTGCACCAGCAATATTAAGTAACTGGAAGAAGAGCAAAAGCTCTCCTTCATAACGGTATCATTCAATCACTACCACCTGCTGGTTTCGGATTTTATGTGCCGTCATTACGAACCGTTTAGAAATTTAAGAATAACATAGCGAGTTGTGTTTTCCACCACTACTCACAATACAAATATATCACGTTGATTCCAAATCAACCGGCACATATACTGCCAAAAAACGGTCACGACTCTGCCACTCTTTCTTCCTTCAAATGTAGTGTAGTGCTTTCCAAGAAGGAAATAAAAAATCTTCCTTGGAAATAGCACTACTTTTATACCGTAAACAGTTATTTTTTATCTTTTAAAACTCTTACCTTTTATTTAAAACTATAGTGAGTTCGATGAAGTAGTAAAAGCTACTTCTGATAGAGTAGTATTTTGAATGTTTATAGATTCTAATATTTTAGTTGCTTCGGTGTGAATATCACTATTTAAACCAGAAAGTTCACCTAATCCGATGCATTCTTTTAGTATGGAGATTATTTTTTCTTTAGGTTGAACATGCTGTAATAGGAATTTAGCATGTTCAAATAGGAATTGTTGTTTTATTGCAATATACAAGTTATCACTCGGATCATCATTAGCTTTTTTATGTATTAAGCTCATTCCTTTTTCATAATAATTTATCCCTTCTTTTAGAGATGTATCAAAATTAATATTTATATTTCTAAAATACCATAATCCCCATGTAGCCATTATATTTGCTTGAGAATCAGTATTTAATGAATCTATCTCTTGTATACTCTCTAATATAAATTGTGCATATTCAAAATTTTGTTGTTCTATGTATATACACGCCGCTATATGTAAGTTTATAGAAATTTCTTTGTCACTATTGTCTACCGCAAAAGATTTAAAGTGTTTAATAAGGATTTTTGTCCATTCATGTAAAAACGTATGTATTTCTTCATCTTGAAGGGAGTAAAGATAAACAGCACGTATGAATCCCAAACGCGCTTCCCAACGTTGAAGATTATTTAATGAAGGTGATATTTTATATGCTTTCATCGCGAAATTCATAGATATTTGTAAGTTTGCTATGCTGGTTTGCTTAGAATCTTCATCATTTTGGTTATATCCAATTATAGAATACAGCGACGCCAACCTATCATTAATTTCGTAAGTATTAGGGAATTTGTTATCTAACTGATTCAATCGATTAATTGCAATTGAATATTCATTTTTTTCACGTAAGGCATTAATTACTAGGTATTCAAATTCCAAATCAACCTCATCTGCAGGTTCTTCTGCCAATTTTATTACTTCATCAAAAAGTCCAGCCATAATATAATGCTGAGCCATAAGTTTTCTGTTATTTTCAATGCTACTAATAGCTTTTTGGACTACATTTTTTGTTAGGCTATGAATAGCGTTAGAATCATCAATGTTTCTATATCTAACTGTTTTATGATTAATTGATGGAATTTTGTATCGGGATAGTGTATCAAGTGTGTTAGACAAATGTGTAAATGGTTTTCTGATAAAAGTTGGTGGGAAACATCCTAAGTGTTGAGAAACAAGTACAAAAAAATCATCAGAATTATATCCTTTTATAAAAAATGCATATTTTTCATCAGAGAGAAGATCCGATTTTAACATTTCAGAAGGTGGATTATTTTCATAACCAATCCAGAAGAGACGATGTTCAAAAATGTCTTTTTTCGCCAACAACTTAAAAATGGGATCATTATTACCGCTATATCCAATAACAATCCATAGACTTTTCTGATCAAGTTGATCAAAAATGGGCTGTAACACTTTAGATTGTGCGTCTACTTCTTCTTCTGTATTACATAAAATAAACCCTGTATGTTGTCCGTGTAAATGAATTACAGATTTATCAAATAGTAAGTCTGTTCTAAATTCAGATGAAGTAGTCATATCATAAATAGCTGGAAACTCATTAACTAAAGAGCAAGCACGTTGAACTAAATTATCGAAATTAAGTGTTAAAACTCTATTTATATACCCCTGTTTCATTAGTTGTGCAATAGCTATATGTGTCCAGTTAATTTTTGCATCTTTTACAATTCGGGAAATTAAATTTCTACGCTCAGAAGGTGTAAGTTTAGACATGCAATTAGGATAGTCTTTTATTTTTGCACGTTTGAACTCACCAGGAAATTCTTTTTTTATAGTATCTACCATACCTTGTGCTGCAGGAATATTTGCTGTTACAGAACAGCCAGCTCCAATTAATAAATTAACATTTATATTGTCTTCTTTAGCCTTTTTTAAAGCCGAAACAACATCTTCTAAGTCACGATATATGCTAATGTTTTCCTCCATTAAATTGTCATCCACCAAAGTATTCACTCCTTTAATTCTATATATAAATAATAGCAAATGTTTGATAGCAAGTCTTTTATTTTTAATAATTCGGTTCCATATAAATTATAGTCCCTTCAGTAATAATAAAATATGACTTACCCATATCTTATATTTTGTGTAACTAATCTAAATGCTACAGCCTTTGATATCCATAGCTTCATAACACTTCCTCTTTTGAGTTACACAACACAATAAAAATGAGTAACTGTATAGAATGGGGTAGAATAACATGGCCACCAATTTAAAGTTTTAATGTACTCCAAAAATAAAAATCCACTGCATTTAATTACTTTAAATAGTCAGTGGATTTTTATTTTTAGCAGGATTTTATTTTATTAGCTTGATAGTGGTGAAATACAGCCAGAATTCCAAAAATTTTGTATGCTAAGAGAATTTCAACCTAAAAAGTTGGATTCCTATGAGTTAAATAAAATGAATAAAGTCTTTTACACTCTCTTCTTTAAGAACGTTTCCATAATATCCTTCCTGAACCTTTCATAATCAAACTGAAAAGCTACATTATGGGTTTTATAGCCTGGATTAGTAACAAAACGAAAGTCTGCAATGCTTTGACCAAACCCTTCCCCTTGATCAGGAATTACTTTAATGGGTACTCTCGAAAGGCTAACAGCCTCCCTATTTAGCAAATACCACACTGTTACAAAATCATGCATAGGACTTCCACTTATACCTGGATTAGACTTGGAGTAAAAATTATAATAATAATCTAACATAGGTTTAATGATAAGCCCTGCAAGATCCTGTGTATTCCGATGAAATGCATCAATTTGCTGGACCATTTCGGGTGTAACAATCGCATGTTGGGTCACATTTAAAGGAATAATTGTCAAGTTCTTTGCATGTTGCAGAATTAAGTTTGCTGCATAAGGGTCTGCGTAAAAATTAGCTTCAGCCACAGCAGTTACGTTACCTGGATAGAAAAAAGCTCCCCCCATGCAAATGCATTCTCTTACATTTCGCATTGTTTCTAAATTCAATACAAAAGTTGTAGCTAGTGAAGAAAGTCTTCCTAAATTGATAATTGTAAGTTCTTCTAAATTCGATTCTATAATTTGATAAATATCATTTAAAGGATAAACTGGATATGAAATTTCAGGTGGAATAATAGGTCCTAATCCAACTTTTCCATGTACCTCAGGGAAATACTGAGTCAATATACCTGTCAATGGTACAGAAGCACCAAGGAATACAGGTAT